GGCATTAGAGAAGATTTGAGCAACATCATATACAACATCTCGCCAATGGATACGCCGTTTATGTCCAGTTGTGGTCGGGATACTTGCGACAACACTCTGTTTGAGTGGCAAGTAGACTCGCTCGCCGCAGCGGCTGCTAACCAACAGCTTGAAGGCGACGTGCCGAGCGCACTGGCCGTTACGGAAACGACTCGATATGGGAACTATACCCAGATCAGTTTCAAAACCGTAGCAACCACAGGTACGGCAGAGGCAGTCGATTTTGCCGGAAGACGCTCAAGCCAAGCCTACCAGATGGCGAAGCGCGCAAAAGAAATTAAGCGCGACATGGAAAAGATGCTCACCAGTGAAGACTTGAAAGTTGCGGGTAACTCCACACTTGCTCGTAAATCTGGTGCCGTCAATTCCTGGCTCGGCAACTCCACTGCCGGTGACTCCAACATCATAGATGGATCGAATGCAACACCTGCGGGTATTGCTAACGCCGGTAATGGTAGTTCAGTTGCCAGTCCTTCAACCTCTGATGTTGTCCTTACCATGAACATGGTGAACCTTGCTGTAAAGGCTTGCTATGAGCGTGGTGGGTCTCCTGATACCATTATCAGTGATCCCGGACTTAAGGTGAAGCTCAGCGCACTTGGTGGTGCCACCTTGGCCGACCTTACGACAGAGACTAAAGGCGACAAGCCTGCTCACGCGATCAACGCAGTTGACGTTGTTGTGACAGACTTCGGAACCTTCAAGTTCGTACCTGATCGTTTCTGTCTCGGTAACCAGTTATATGTCATGGACTGGGACTACTGGTCGATCTCTTACCTCCGTCCTTTCCAGACGGTGAATCTGGCAAAGACCGGTGACGCAGTAAAGCAGATGATGCTTGCTGAGTACGGTCTCCGCGCAAAGAATGGCGAGTCTTCAGGCTCAGTCATTGGCGTGAAAGATGCCTAATTAGTTGTATAGGGTGGGTGGCTTCGGCCACCCTACCTTTTAAGGAAACAATATGACAACAAAGAAAGATTTGAAAAAAGCTCTCAAACCAAAGGCCGCTCCCAAAGAGCGTAAGTTTGACTCTGAAAAGCATCAGGACAATGTTCTTAAGGAGGCTATGGAGCTTATGAAAGATCGAGGATCACTACCGTCATGAACTGGGACTCCTTCAGGCCGACCAGATTCCATGCGGAACCAGATGGCACCTTCACAGCTAATACTATACAGGATGTCCAACCTAATATAGAGGAGAACAAGATTGACTTGAACTCCTACGGTTCTACCCTAACACCAGGAAAGCAGTACAGTGGTATGCGGGTAGCGTCCATCCCATTCAACGTGTGGGAAAACTGGATGAAGGAAACAAACGGTGAACTACAGAAAGACCCGAAGGTATTGAAGAAATATCTCAACGATCCTGACAACAAATACTTCAGGACGACACCAACGAGGATATAGTTATGTGGCTATACAGACCAGGACAAGCAGGTTATACTCAGGAGGATTATTCCATTCTGAATCAACATATCTACTTCTTATCTCGTAGATAATGGCAATCAACACTTACGGTACGCTCCAGACAGCCGTAGCCAACTGGCTTGACAGAGACGACCTGACAGATAGAATCCCAGAGTTTATAGCTCTGTGCGAAGCAACATTCAATAGAGTGTTGCGTATTCGTGCTATGGAGACTACCGTATCGGATACGACTGTCGGTGGTACGAAGACAGATGCGCTTCCTACCGGCTACCTTCAGATGCGAGAGATACACCTGACGACAAGTCCTGTGGTCTCTCTATCCTACATTACCCCAGAGATAATGTATCGGATACGGTCAGGAAGCACTTCAGCGAAGCCCAACAGTTATACGATAGTAGGTGACAATCTCCTCTTCGGCCCAACACCGGATGGGGCGTACACCTACGACATGACGTACTACAAAGCATTCGATGCGCTCAGCGATGTCGCAACAACCAACTGGATTATCCTAAACGCACCGGACCTTTACCTCTACGGCACTCTTCTCCAGGCTGAACCATTCCTGATGAACGATCAGAGAGTAGCACTGTGGGAAAGAGGAATGCGTCAGGTCATCAATGATCTCCAAACACAAGACGACAAGGACAGGCATTCGGGTTCAGAGATGCGCGTAATGAACACTTCTGGATACTTTTGAGGAATAGGTTATGGGACTAGAAACAGGTAATTATATAAGCGCACTCGTCAAAACGAACCCGCTTTCTTCAGATAATGTCAGTGAAGGCGATGACCATCTGCAACTAATCAAAAAGATTCTAAAGCAGAACTTTCCAGTAGGTACGGATAGTGTCGGGCCGGATCAAGTCGTACAGGTGCTGATAGCTAAATCGTCTGCACCTACTGTAGACACCAGTGCTTCCGGTCATGCGGCCAGAGCAATGGGCCTCCTATGGCTAGACACCACGAACAACGTCCTGAAGATAAGGAATCAGGCCAATGATGCCTGGGTAACCCTAGCCATTGATCCTGAGACATCCAACTCAGTAGACATCAATGCAGGTACGATAGACGGGGCCGCGATAGGCGGTGCCACGCCTGCTGCCGGTGACTTCACAGACGTTACAACCACTGGAACTCTGGTAGTCGGCACAGACATAACGATATCAGGCGATGATATCAAGATGGCGACCAACACCGATGCGTATATGCTTGTTGCAGACGGCACAGAGTACAGTCCTGTAGCAATCAGCGGCGACATCACAATCACCAACGCAGGTGTTACAAGCATAGGAGCTGACAAGGTAGTCACAGCTAAAGTATTGGACGGTAACATCACCAATGCTAAACTGGCCGACATGGCGGCAAACACCATTAAAGTCAGGAATGCCAACTCCTCTGGAGTACCATCCGACGTAGCATTAGCAACAACAGAACTACTCATAGGCGACGGCACAGGCTTCACAACAGCCTCTCTCTCCGGCGACGCTACCATGACCAACGCAGGAGCCGTCACAGTAGCCAAGATACAAGGCACAGCCGTCAGCTCTACCGCTCCCACCGATGACCAGTACATGAAATACTCCTCTGCCTCTTCAGAATGGCAGATGGTATCCATTACAGGTACAGATAAACTAACCACCAAAGGCGACCTCCTTGTCTACAACACCGTAGACTCAGAGACCAGACTCCCGGTTGGCGCAAATGATCTCGTCCTCACAGCCGACTCAACCGCAACTAACGGCGTAGACTGGGCTGCGGTATCAGTACCAGATAATTCGATAACACTTGCTAAACTAGAAGACGGAACGCAAGGCGATGTTCTTTACTATGGCGCATCAGGCGCACCCGCAAGGTTAGGGTTTGGCACCTCTGGTTACTTCCTGAAGACTCAGGGTACTGGAGCAGACCCGATTTGGGCAGCGGAATCCGATACTACTTATACAGCAGGAGATGGCCTTGATCTATCTGGTACGGAGTTCAGCACTGATCTTTTAGCCAATGGTGGCCTGGAAATACAAAGCACTGAACTATCAGTAGCGCAGGGTATTTCGCAGTACGATGTGGCTCAGTTTGCTTCCGGTGTTGCCGATAATGATTTCCTAAAAATAGACGGAACCTCTGTAGAAGGCAGGAGCGCAACTGAATTATTGTCAGATGTCAGTTCTATTGACAACTCCTGGACGGGTTCACAGCGAGCCACAGCGGTTACAGACAATGATGGCTCATACGACATGGACCTTGGCCAGAACTTTATTACGACTCCTTCAGGAGCAACGACCATCACGTTCACCAACATAACGGATGGCCAGAGTGGCTTCATCAAGCTAATCAATTCGGGCGGCGAAACAATCTCGCTCCACACCAACACCAAAGGCGATGCCAACATAGCAACCACAGTCACAACAGCAGGAACTTACTTGCTGAGTTACTTCAGCGATGGTACTGATGTCTGGCTGACCAACTCAGCGATATATGCGTAATGGCAATCTTTCCTGGATCAGCGATACCGAGCGCAGTATCAGACTATACGATAGACCAGTCGTTGCGGTTTGCTGATGGTGATTCTGCTTACCTGAATCGAACATTTTCCGCAGGTGACACAACTGAATGGACTTTTAGTTGTTGGGTAAAACGAGGTAACAATGTTGCTGATGGGGTATCGGGTTCCCAGAAAATATTTGGTGCGTATATAGATAGTTCTAATGTGTCCGATATTAACTTTTCGACTGGTGATGTTATGGACATCAGCGAATATGTTAGCGGAAGTACTGTAGGTAGATTAATAACGGATCAAGTATTCCGCGATCCCAGTGCTTGGTATCATATTGTTGTAGTTTGGGATTCTGACAATGGAACTTCTGGGGATCGTTATCGCCTGTATGTGAATGGGGATAGGGTGACCGATTTTTCGACAGAAACGCAACCATCATCCGCACAAGCATCCGCAACAAATGCCGCAGGAACGCATAATGTTGGCAAGCAAAATACGGATGAGTATTATGATGGTTACTTGGCTGAGGTGCATTTCATAGACGGCACAGCCCTAGACGCATCATCCTTCGGCGAAACCGATTCCACGACCAACCAGTGGAAGCCTATAGAGTACAGCGGAAGCTACGGAACCAACGGCTTCTACCAGAAGTACGCAGGTACGGAACTGGCGAATAGTTTTGAGGATAGTTCTGGTGGTTACTTAGTACCAGCTGGAGTTACAAGTGTAGAATATCTTGTAGTTGGTGGAGGCGGTGGAGGCGGTGGTGTTCTCGGTGGTGGTGGCGGTGCTGGCGGTTTTCGTACAGGAACATTGGCGGTTACAGCTGGAACACACTACACCGTAACAGTTGGTGACGGCGGTAGTGGGAATACTGGCGCAGCAAATGGAGGTGATGGCGGTGATTCTGTTTTTGCCACGATAACTGCTACTGGCGGTGGTGGTGGCGGTTCCGATTCTCCAGAAGATGGACGAGATGGGGCCTCTGGCGGTGGTGCTGGTACAGATGGCAGTGGTTCTGGGGCTGTAAATTCTGGTGGTAGTTCAACAGCATACGGAAATGATGGTGGTTCTGCCTATGATTCTTCTCCAACATTTGCTGGAGGAGGCGGTGGTGGATCAGGTGCTGTTGGTGGAAATGGCGCTACTGGTGGGGATGGTGGAGATGGCGGTGCTGGTACGGCAAGTTCTATAACTGGAGGATCAGTAACTTATGCTGGCGGTGGTGGCGGTTGCGGTCGTGGCACAGGTGCCGCTGGTGGCACAGGAGGTTCTGGTGGTGGTGGTAATGGTTCAAGCGACGGTGTAGCAGGAACAGTTGGCACTGCTAATACAGGCAGTGGTGGAGGTGGTGGCGATGATTATGTTCTTGGAGTAGGTAAGGATGGTGGTTCTGGCATAGTAATCATAAAAGACAGCGAAGGTACTGTTACATCTTATACTACTTCACAAGGTACGGTGCATACCATAACCGCT